TGAATTCCATCATAGAATCAAAGGTCATAGTTGACATTTCGTCAGTTATTGTTTTGTACAGATTTAAAGACATCTAGTACTTCGGTCTACGTGTGGTACTACCATTCTCATTGCAATCAATTCCATGGCATCCCCATATGATTATGTAAATATACGAAATTATTCCGAAACTACCAAATCGGTTTTCTTTTTAAATTGCTTTAAATTAGGAAGATATGATTGTATTAATGGTATTTTATTAATAACGGTCTTTATTGATTTAAAATTACACTCAGTTATTTCCGCATCGTTTCCCTTTATTTTCCAATCTAAGGTAGCTGCGGTATAAAACACATCTCCTACAAATTTTTTATACCCAATATAATCCACTTCAACTATTCTAGATTTTGAATCATTTGCTTTTTGAATAAAATATCGCACAATATAGCCTCTATTATAATCCAATTCAGTTGGTGTTGGTATATGAGCGGATATTACCTTTTCATCAAAAGTACTACCATTATTTGATATTTCACTGTATCTATCTATATTCATTTTATTATGCTTTAGGTTTATTTAATCTAAACCCACCTGTTATTTCGGTTTTCCAAAGCATATCTGTAATTGTATGTTTTACGGATGTTACTTGAAAGAATCCCGTTTCTTCATACGCTTTTGGAATTCCACTTACTGTAAATTTATCGCCCCTTTTAATACCGCTAATACCATGCATCGTAAAACTAAATTTAATTGGCATCAATGCGGATACTCCATTTTGTTCACTTACTTTATCATGTCCATTTTTCAATGCCTCAAATACCAATTGGTCATTATATGCCGTAATGTAAGTCATTTCCTCAAGTGGTTTCGTAAAATCAGAATTGTCTTTTAACTCAATTTTTGGTGCGTATCCAATTTTACTTAAAAACATCTGCATTGCCTTTTCTTTGGCTTTCTCAGCAGCTGCTTCTTTATCTTTTTTAATCTCGTCTTTACTTTTATTTTTTAAAACTGGTGTAGCATCATTTGGTTCACCACGTTTAGCTTCTATACTTTTTAAAACCAAATCATCCGAATCAGAAAAAAGACCTTTTTTCTTACTTTTTATATCAGTTTGACTTCCATTAACTTTTTGTCCTAATCGGTTTCCAATTATCTGATTCATCTTTGCACCACTAATATCTAAATCCAATGCCGCATCCATAAAAACGGATTGTACACCGGATAATGAAAATTGATATGGCGTTGTGGAAGATTGTGGTGCCATGTTCATATCAACTACAACCAACTCGGTAGTATCTTCAGGAGCACTTTGTTCTTGAATTTGAAAATCCCAAATACCCCCTGCTGCAGAAGATATTCCATTCAATAGTTGGTATAACGCATCTTTTATAGAAAAATTCTTTGTTTCCATAATACCTTTAACAAATTCCATATTTATATAAAGGTCATCTAAAAACCCATACGTTAATGCATCTTTATTTATTCGTTCAATAGTTGTATCTTTCCCATATTGTATCTGCCCTTTGCCTTCAACATTACCGAATTTTATATCTTTATCGTATGGGAATAATACTTTTTTTTGTTCATATGATATTGAATTATTAATAATGTTAGTAAAATCTTTTTGAGTAATCCCTTCTGATGCTTGGAGTAATGAAAATTTAGGGGTGTTTGGGTTTGGTATAAATAGTTTACTTTTATCGGTACTAAATATTTTTGGAAATGCACTACATACGGTATTTTTTGTATTTACCCTTACACTAACTATTTTAGGACCTACTTTAAATGCCTGAAATCCAATTCTACTCAAAATTTCAGATAATGCCGAAAACTTTATAAATCCCGCATCACCAATTAATTCCGTACCGTCTGGAATCTCCACAGTTTTTGACGTTGTTGATTTTTTACCGGTTGCGGTTTTTCCTTCATCTTTTGTCTTGGCCCCTCCTCCAAATTTAAAACCTAAAAAACTAGTCCCCGATAATTGGCTGTTCATTTTAGCTTTTACATTTTCATCAACATTTATAAAATTCAAAGGAGATGCAGTAATAACATCTTGTATTAAAGTATCAGCAACATCAACACTTTGTTTATTTGTTGCCAATCTATTAAATGCTTGCTTAAATCTCTGTTTACCAAAATCTGCTTCAAAATCTATTTCATATGATTCATAAGTTTTCGTAGTTGTGGTTTCACCATTAGCCGGTTCAACGTTATCCGCTGCCATAAGAAATGCTGGTAGTTCTGTAAATCCCGTACATTTTACAGTCACTGTCCATTCTTGTCCACTCATAGCAACGCTTCCACCTGTTATAAATCCCAAATAATTATCATAATGACCACCAGCTGATTTACGTTTTTCATTAACCGCATCAAATGATTGAAATTGACCAACACTATCACCATTTAATTCTTTAGTATATCCGGATACACCGTTTGCAGTGTTCCATCCCCATTCTAAAAATATTGTATATCCAGGTTCTAAATAGTATTTACACACAGTATCTAATTGTGCTCTTGTATAGCAGGTTATTGAAAATGTTGCTTTTCTAGAAAGTGCACCAGCACCTTCGTCTATTTCAATTGATGTTATATTTGGTTTAGGTCTAAATCCATGAAACTCACCACTGGCAATAATATAATTATTAGACCAAGTAAGCCCTATTGTACCACTCATAGTACCACTACCATATATAGATGGGTAGTTTGCAAATAAATCCCAATTTGGATTTGATAGTATTTGACAGCCGCCACCTACACCGGATGCAACTCTAACCCAAGCATTTAAGTTGGATACTTTATAAATATCCCCTTTTCTAAGAGCTAGTTCGTTTTGAACGTAATCTGCAATATTTGAGAAATTTGGAAATGCTGACATAAACTTTATTTAATTATTTTGTGAAATCAGTTACTATCGCTATATAGTTTAACGGAATTCTTAATACGGTTGCTTCTGGAAATCCTAGAGGAGCATCATGTATATTATTTGCAGATGCTATAATCCACCAAAGAGTTGGGTCTTCGTAATATTGAAATGCTAACGTATCCAATCTATCACCCAATTCGGTCATTACATATACATCATCATCTCTCAATGGAATATTAGGATATATTTTTGGTCTATACACCGTTCTACCATCGTGAGTTTTTTTAGTTTCTAAATTATAATATCTACTTTCCATACGCTTAACTTATATTTTCACTCTTTGCCCAATATTTACCATTTCTTGCGGTCCATCCCTTTCTACAATCATCTATTAATTTTAATTTAACCGCATCAACACCGCTCCACTGTTGACCATTATATGTATAAGTAAAATTTAATGGGTAATCTTCATCATACTCTATTCTCCCATTTGCTGCAATTCTTCCAGTAAGCTTAGTCGAATTGTCATTTAATCGTGCCCTAACCATATATCTAGGTGGCGCTGGTACATCCACTCCAGCCGAGTTTTCAATAGCGGGAGTATTTGTTTGAGCCGGTGTGGTTGCTTGTGCCGGATTATTTACTTTTGCAGCCACCGATACAGTATCCGCTTTTGGAAGTGTTGTATTTGCCGGGGCGGCCGCTTGTGCGGTACTTGTTTTTGAATTCGCATCGGTCGCAGCTTCAGCTTTAGGAATTGCGGTTTCGCTACTTAATATTCTAGTTGTTTCTTTACCATCTTTATCTTTTCCTTTATAAACTTGTCTTGGTAATTTATCAAATCCATACAAATATCCGGCTTCCGTATTACCTCTAGATTCTATTAAGTTTAATGTTACACTCACATCTATGATTTTAGGTAATTTATAATTATCTATTGTAGTCGATTCACCATTTATTTCAAACTTAGCCTTATCATCAATTCCAATAGGCCCAACTTCCCAAGTACCATTATCATCAACTGTATATGAAAGTTGTGAAATAAAACATGTTTTATTTTTATATAAATTACCAATAGTAATCCTAATAAACGGTGCCACAACAGCTATATCGCCGTTATATCCTTGTGGATATGCCAGTGATGTTAAAAAGTTTAATCGTTGCCAAGCCGCTATATGCTGTAATGGCGTAGTTGAATATACTTTAAAATTAAAAGATACACTTCTTTCTATACCAGTATAAGTCCAATATGGAAATGGTGAACCAATAAATTTAGCTGAATCCCAACTTGGCGTTGTGGTTTCAGTAATACCAGATAGAGTTGCTCTAAAATTTACAGATCGCCCTTTGCCGATTGATGTAAATTTTAAAGTTATAAAATCATAATCATCCAATGTATCGGCTCCTATTTTTAATGTATCACCTTTATATTGAGTTTTTTCATTTACAAAATCAGATTGACCATTACTATCAATACCATATTTTGATTTTAAACTTACTTTAGGTGTCTGTCCATCTTTCCTAGATGAATAAGTGTTAATAGTAACCGCTTGTCTTTCCGCTGCTGTTTCACTTGTATTCATTTTTGTAGTCGCTGCATTTAAGGCATCTAATTTGGAAGATAAATCATGTCTTAATGTAATATCAGTCTGTGCCTCATCAACCGTGTCTGAATACATAATTGGTGTAGATGCTTGTTCAGGTGGAACTGCTGGGTTTATATCTCCGATTTTTAACTTTCCGCTTGATATTAAAGTTTGACCTTCCTTTCTAGCCGAAGATAATTTATTTGTTACAGAATCCGTTATAGAAGAAATTTTACCACCTATATTAAATCTAGATGTGTCTAAATTTAGTTTCCCCCCTAAATTCGGAGTAGGTATTGGTAAATCTTTTGGAGTTATTTTTAATTTACTATTTTCTAAAAACTTATTTACCGCATTTGCTTGCGTTTGCTTTTTACCATTTATTTTTTCAAAATGAATACTCGATAAATCATTTCTTTTATAGATATCTTCATCCGATGCATTTACTGTATCTGAGTATTTACCCGAACTATCATATTGTACTTCGGTTGCACTTTTACCTGCTAAATTTTGTGCACCCTGTTTAGGTGCTCCAAATAATTTTTTCTTTATTTCTCCTTTAAGTAAATCTATCCCAGCTCCTAATATTTGGTTGCCAATTTGTTTTGGAGTTCCTTTTGCATTATTTTTTAAAAGTTGTCCAACTAAATTACCTTTTGAATCTCCTTTTATTTTAGCAAGAGTAATCATAGTATCAGGCTCTTTGCCTGATTTGAAATCTGAGTTTAACGAAATCTTTGTTGGTATAGTTGATTCAGGAAATGCAATACCCAATTTACTTGCAATATTTAATCCAAAGTTTTCTGCTTTTTTAAGAAGATTGCCAACAATACCTGCATCTTGAGAATTATTTGTATTAACACTATCCTTCATTATTTCAACAAGTCTAGTGGATTTCTTTTGAAATCTAAATATATCAGTACCATATGTTATTGGCGCTGATAGTGTATTTAAGATTCTCAATCCACTTGTTTCTTCTTCAATTCTACTTTCTCCCTTAGTTGTTGATATCTTTTGTCTAATTGCAGTTGCCGCTTTAAATGACAGACCTAATGCACCCACCGGTGTTGTGATGGGCAAATCTTTACTATTACGAATATCATATTTCGTTTCAGCCGTATTACCATCACTTAATACCTTGGTCCTAAATAGTTCTTCTATTGTTTTACCCATCTTTATTGTTTAGCGTATGAATTTGTACTACTTTTAGCAACCACAGCTGATATTTTTGATGTAACTTTTTGTCCATCCATATGAACGGATATTTTACCAGCATTTAAATCCGCTCTCAATCCTTTTATTTCACTAATTAATTCTGCGGTACTATCCGTCTTTCCTCCACCACCACCTTCTCCACCACCGGTTAAAAATGATAACCCGTTCAATGCCATTAAAATAGGAAGTGCAAGTAATCCCCCCATAGCCACCATTGCTAATGCACCCGCCAACATTGTCAATGAACCGGCTAGTCCTAAAATTGGTAAAAAACTAATTTGAGATAATGCCGCCATTTGTTCAACAATCATTGGTATTGTTGGTGCTAATGCGTTTAATGCACCACCAACCGAATTTAACCCAGCACCGGCCAATATCATAAATGGTGAAGCGGCTCCCAATACAAGCATAGATGCAGCTACTGCTGCCATTCCGATTCCAAATTGTATATATGGAGCAGCTGCAAACGCAACCATACCTGCTGCAAAAATACCCAATGCCGGTCCCAACATATTCATACCAATTGCCACTTGTTGTGAAGCAAGTCCAAATACATAGAATGCAGCCGATGCTACTAATAATGCCGCGGCTCCAACTAATATCATTGGTCCTGCTAAACTTAATAATGCCGCTACCCCGCCCAATGCGGCCATCGCTGCAATACCAATAAATACATTACCCCAATCTATCTTACCACTAAACTCTTGTGCTGCTTTTGCAAATACCCAAAGGGCCGCGGCCATAATTAACATCGCGGCTGCGGCTTGTATTAATGCCGGTCCATTTATTTTTCCCATTTTATTAGCCTTATCTGGATCTGGTGTCGCTCCTCCTTTTATTTTATCCTGTGCAATACCACCCATTTTATCTTTTACAGCACTGGTAGCTTTATCTTTTATCGCATCGGTTGCTTTTCCAGATACCGAATCGGTTACTTTCGCTATTGCCTTTCCTTTTATTAAATTTTTAACCCATTCAAACGCTTGTTTGGCCATACCACCCATATTAATACCCATATCTTTCAACATAGGACTCATCTGACCCATTGCTATTAAACTACTACCAAATGTTTTAGCCATACCAGCCAATGGTCCAGTTACAAATGCTGTAGTTCCTTCCCAGAAAGTACTCCATTTGGAAACACTAGCTTCACCATTCTCAGATATCTTATCAGAATTTGCTGCCATCTTTTGGAACTCATCAACTGATAATCCCAATAGTTCTGCCGCTTTTCTCTTTTGGAAAATATCCATTTTATTAAATGCATCTATACCACCTAGTTGATTCAATGTTTCTTTTACAGCACCAGTCATATTTCCTTCATATGCCAATCCCCTTGCTCTATCTAAGTTAAGTTGCTTACCCATCATAGCCCCCAATTCCATCTCATTATTAATAGAGGTTTCGAAGTCTAATAAACTATCACTTACTTTGGCCATTGAATCCATACTAACACCCATCTTAGCAGCTGCTACTGCGGCAATGGACATGTTTAATCCACCATTCTTACCATATTCTGCAAATGCTTTTGTTGAACCAGCAACATCTTTCATTAAAGAATCAATCGGAACACCAGCGGCTTTACCCAATGCTTTTGTGGTTGCTGCCATATCCATAGCAGTTGAAGCAGACCCATCGTTCATTCTTGCAAAGTTACCAACAACGTTAGCGGCTTCAGCACCACTAATACCCATATTAGTTGCCATTAAATTGGTATTCAACTGAGTAGTAAATGATACATCTTTTAATCCACCAAATTCTTTAGATAATCCTTTTGCCGTTTCTTCCGCATCTTTAAATGCGAATCCTAAAGCAAATGTTGATATTTGTGCCGAATCTACATATCCACCAAAACTTCTAACACTCTTACCCCATTTATCCAAACCAAACCCAACTCCAATAATTGCAGCCCCCAAAGCTCCTTTAAAATTAGATGTTAATAAGCTTGCAGTTTCTAATATACCACCTATCGTATCCTTTATACCGTCATATACCGCTATTTGCTTTCCTAAAAAATCCTTTTGGGCTTTTGTCATTTTCCCATAATTTCTAGCGAGCGTATTTTGTTCTTTTAAATTTTCAATAATTTTTTTATCTTCTTCACTCATATTACCCAAGCTGGCTTGGATTTCTTTATATTCTTGATTTAAAGCAGCATGACCGGCTATATCATCTATTGTTAATTGAGAAATACTTCTATTAATTTCAGCCATTTTATTCAATGAAGCGGTTTGCTCTATTGTTAAATCTTTTGAAGTAAATGTATTTTTAATTCTTTCTTTTTCAAATTTATTTAGATTTTGATATATGCCACTCATACTACCTAGTGAACTTTCCGCACTTTTTAATCCATCTAATCTAGTTTGATTTAGTTTTCTAACTACTTTAAGTTGCTCAGCTGCCAAATCTCTTTGAGCCTTTATTTGAGCGGTCATATCCACACCAGTTTGTAGTGCTTCCTGTTCAAGGCGCTTTTGTTCCTGTCTAGCTTTTGCAAAAGCTAATATAGCTTTTTGTTTTTCTTTATCTAAATTTTCCGCCATTTATGGAATTATTTTGAATACTTTTGTATTAATTTATTAAGAGTATCACTTTCTTTTTCAATTCTTTCCATGGCATCGATTACATCGGGTGGGAATTTATTTTGTTTTGCTTGGTCTAATGCTTTATTTACTGCATTTTGTTTCAATCCATCAAAAAATGCATCAGTAAATTTTTTTGCCGAACTGAATAGACCTTCTTTTATTGGTTGTTTTTCTTTTGACATAGTTTATCCATTTATATTGTATAAATATTGTATAATAAAAAAGTGAGGATTAACGCATCCTCACTTTAGATTTACTTTGAGCTTTTTTCATCTCTTCGGCTTCTTTTTTCTTTAATTCTATTAATTTATTGAAATAAAACCTTCTTAGATATACAGGCATATGGTAAACCTCATACCAATTGAATCCATTACCAAATTGAACCATTTCCCAAATTTGAGAATGAAGTTGAGATTTATAATCAGTTGGAAGGGTAAAAAAAGTTAATCCCGAAGGGTATATCCAGCGCCTCCGATTCACCAGTTATTTGTGATGTAAATTGGAATGTCAAATCCATATCAGGACTAATTTCCTTAACATACTTTCTAAACGCTTTAGTATCTTTTGCTAAAAACCCATTAACAACCCATCTATTTATAAATCCTCTATCAGTATTACCATCAATCGATTTAATCATATATTTCAATCTAGTTGTCACATCAAATGAAGATTGTGAATTTTTATTTAACTTTTCTAATGCCTGAGTTTCTTTTGTTATTTCTTGCTCATCACCGTGTGTAAGTAATTTAAATTCAATTTCTTTACCATCTGAAGGTAATGTGAATTTATATGAATTTGTAGAACTCAATACATCAGTATCAATATCTTTCGTTTGTACTTTACCCAAATCAATAGTTACTTTTTGAGTTTCTAATGTAAATGGGTCAGTTAATTCCACTTCGTAATCCGCACCATATCCTAAAATACGAGTTGCTAATAAAATAGCATTCTTATCACCAAGGTAAATATCATTCGTATTTACACCAGGTTCAACTACAACCGATTCAAATAGTTTATCTAATACAATACCTTTTTTAATAAGGTTTTGAGAAGCTAAGATATCTTCTTCTCGTGCTGTCATATATTTTATCTCACAAGTACCCTTTCTTAAAGGATGTCCTTCAGGATATACTAATCCTTGAGATGGTAATTCAATAACTTCCGTTGGGAAATCAATTTGTTTTGGTGCTGTTTGCATTTGCACCTTAGATGTATTTGTCATTTCTGCCATAACGATGTTTATTTTGTTTGTATATATAAATACATAGAAATTAAAAAATTAGAAAGCATAAAAAAGGGGATACTTTTGATATCCCCTTATTTTTATTATTTTTAGATTAGAATTCTAAGATTGCGTAATCATAAGATAGTGTTAATTCGATTGTTGCAACTTCATTTGAATCAAATGATAAATCTCCAAAGTTTGCTTGAGAGATAAATGCACCTTTCAATTTCCATTGTTCAATCTTATCACCAACTGGTCCTAATAGATAAAAATCAATATCTTTCTTATAGAAATCAGCGTATCCATCTCTACCAGTGATTGATTCATGTCCTAAACGAATCCACTCCATTACCGCTTGTGCTCCAGATGGAACGATTGGGTCATAAAGTGTGATAGTGATATCTTGCCACTCACCTTTACCTTTTAACTTTCTCTTTACGTTGATATGGTCTAAAGTTACGGTTTCAAATTGAATTGTAGGTCTATTTGCTGCCTTTACAAGATATGAAGGGATATTATCTATCTCCATCACATATCTATTTTTCATCTTCGGTTCGAAGTTCGTATAGAACATCTTATCAAACTCTAATATTTCTGCCATTTTTTATTCCTTTTATTTGTATTAATAAATATCTACTTTATTGATTTTCGTATTATGCGTTAAAACTTGCTCCAGTTGGTAAGATGTTGAAATCAATTACTATGAATTCAGCCGTCTTAGCTGGTTGTAAGAAAATTTGTCCTGCTAATATGTTTCTATCAATTACGTCCGGTGTGTTGTTACTCTCGTCCATTACAACTCTGAATGCGTAAAGTCCTTGTCTTTGTTGAACTGCCTCTAAGTAAGGGTTCACAGTGTTTAAGAATCTTTGACGAGTTGTAGATGTATTTTGTTCGAATATTAAATAACGAGATGTAGATGCGATAAACTTCTTAAGAGTAATAAGTAATCTTCTAACATTGATTCTATCTAAAGCAGATGCCTTATCTTGCAATGTTTTTTGTCCGAATGCTACAATACCTTGTCCTGGGAATGCCGCAATTGGATTTACTTTGTTCTCATATAGAGTATCTCTTTCAGAATGTGTTAATCTATTCAACACACTAACTGCTCCAGTGATACCACCTCTATTCAAACCAGCTGGTGCGAACCACTCAGCCGCCAATCTATCGTTACTAGCAAATACTGCCGGTAATAATACTGATGGAGGAACTGATGTTAATTTGTTAGTGTTAGTGTCAACAGTTTTAACCCAAGGGTAGTAAGTTCCAACGTAGTTAGAATCTACTGCGTTTGCTTCTTCAGTTGCTTCAGTAATTGTTGCATTGTAATCTACAAAATCAGCAATATAGAAACAATCTTGTCTATCTTCAACCATATCTATTACTTTTGTAGTAATAGCAGGGTGTTTAGAACGGATGATACCCGGAGTTACAACTAAGTTGATATCCCACTCATCTGCGTTTGATACAGCGTTGATTGCTTTTGTATATGCAATTGAACCAGAAGTTAATGATGTTGCACAATTGAATCCTTGTGTATTTGAATTACCCCAATCAGTATCACCTGCTTTAGCTTTTATGATTGTTGGATTCATACCATCAAATCCTTCTTGGAATGCTAATATAAATTGTCTTTTAACCATATCACTTGCCGCAGAACCTGTCATTTGATATCCTAATTGAGAATCAAATGCAAATGATACGTTTGAACCAGTTTCAGCTGAAGCCGGTATTGGTTTCAAATATTGTAAATTATCCAATTTAACAGCGGATGTTTCAAAATCAAATCCACTATAATAAATTGGAGATGATGATGAGTTGCCAATAGAATTAGTTTGGTATGTTACTGCAGGTATTAAAAGTGATTCTGCATTATCAGTTGCTTTAATTGGGTTTGTATATGCTCCATGTCCAAATGGTGCTGCTGAAATTGGGAATGAACCCGGTGTTGATACAACTACTCTTACATATTTTGATTTGTTTGAATAATCGCCATTTTCAGTTATTTTACCAGCATTGTCGATTGTATTATATCTATCACCAATTCTTCTAGCTATATAGTTAGGAGATGCTGCATCTAAATTTACATTGTTAAATGTTTCAACTACAGTCTTTCTCTTATCAGTATCATTAAATGAACGTATTGTTACCGTAAACGTAGAATAATCAGTTGAACCATCTTCACCAGCTGCCTTTACATTAGAAATACCGATTTTGAATTTAGTATTATATAATGTACCATGTCCTAAAGTTACAAAGTTAAATAAATCGTATCTTTCACCACTAATTAATTGAGATTTAACGGTTGGAGTTTGTGCTTCAGTTGCATCGTTTGCGAAATTCTGAGTTGGTAATACCACTCTAGTTATTACGATGTTGTTTCCAGCAGAACCAGTATAATATCCAGCTACGTTTTCAAAATATGAATATGCGTATGCTGTTTTTGCTCCAAATGGAGATTCACCAAATACATCGGATAAATCGTTTGTTGCTGATGGTAGGATTGATGCTGATACGTTTACTCCCGCAGTTAATGTGTTGATTACAAATGAACCATCGGTTGCATCATTGCTAACAACAGTTGCTCCGGTAAAACCAACTCCTTCATCACCTGCTTTAGTTGAATGCAATAAACCAATTAATTTAGTACCTACTGATTGTAGGGATGAACCCGATGCGAATATCGCTAAAGGTGCTACTTGTTGGTAACCACCAATTCCGCCTACTCTTACGATAGTTGCACTACCAGCTTCTCTTAAATAATTTTGTACTGCATATTCAGTATAATAAGTTCCATCAGGTGTTCCGAAAATTTCTTCGAATTCTGATTGTGTTCTAACAATTGTTGGGATAAACGCCGGTCCTTGTTTAAAAGGTCCTATAAACGCTGCTCCAATTTCACCTACCCCTTGCGATAAGAAGGAAAGGTCATTTTCTCTTGTGAATACACCGGGTGATACGATTCTTTCTGCCATTTTATTTGTGCTATTTGTATTTTTAAGTGTGTATTAATTATTACCTACATTAATACTCATATAAATATAAAGAAAATATCCAAAACACAAATTTATTATTAAATCTGCACTTTGGATATTTAAAATTTAGTTTCGATTAAATTAATCAACCGGAGCTGGTTCATTAACAGTAGGAGCTACTGTACTACCAGATATAGGTGACCAAGGCAAGTCTGCTTCATTAACTTCAAGCTTAGTCCATTTTTTACTAGCTATTTCTTTTTGAATTTGTCCATTGATATGCTCCATATAATTACTTGCAGCACCACCACTTACGTGATTTTTTACCCAACTAAGTACTTGCTCTTCTGTCAAAGAACTATATTCGGTAAAACTACCTGTGTTAATTTCCGAAATTTTAAATGGAGTTGCTCCACTAAATGTTCCAAAATTACCATCTTCATCCGTACCGGTTAGTTTCCATTGTGTACCAACAACCGCATCGCTGATATTGTCAGCGTTTTGCTTTTTAAGGCCTGTTAGTTTCCATTCGTATGTTAATCCCATAATATTGTGTTTTATATTGTATAAATATATTATTTTTAAAAAATAATTATTATCTATTGTTAGTTAAGATTTTCAACATTTCTTTAATTTCAGAAATATCGTTCTTTTGTTTGTCAATTATAACCTGTTGTTCTTTAATAGCTTCTACTAAAAGTGGAACTAATTTATCATAATCGATTGTTAAATAGTTTTCACCACTCTTAGAACCTATCACGTTACCTTCCGAATCAAATTCAGTATCAAATGGCGCTAATGTTACAATTTCAGGAAGTATTCTTTGAACTTCTTGTGCTGAAAGACCCAATTGTACTTTTTCATCGGTGTATCCTACTGATTTTGCCAAATCATTGTTCACATAATAGAAACCATTTAATTGAGAAATCTTTTCTATTGGGTTTTCAATCTTGCCAACTTTTGTTTTTAATCTTTCATCAGAATAGTAAGCGATGATATTTCCCTGACAGAATACCCATTCGTATGCGTATAATTGGTTTGCATTAATTCTAAACATACGAGAACTACCATCACCATCCATATAATATCCCGTATTGTTATTATCATAGAATAACGGACTTCTTATAGAGCCATCCGCTTGGAAATATCCATATTGGAATCTATGATAATCACCACCCCAATAATACAACCAACTTCTACTATTATCATGTATACCAATGTTATCACCACCGGTACTCATTAAACAGTGTCTAGAACCAATACCCCAACCTTGCCAGCCATTTCTACCACCATCGTAAGTTGTATAGTTACCATAAGAATTTCCACCACATTCAGCTGCCCATATACCTCTACCATATGATTGGTTATACAATCCAGTACAACCATAGTTTCTCCACCATCCGTAGTTATAACCCTGGTCTATGTATATTGCGCTTAAACGAGAATCACCATTAGGGTCACTATAATATCCAGTATTATTTGCATCATACATTATATATGCGTACAATGTATATCCAGGATTAGAACCACTCATTACGAATTCTAACCATCCAGATGTACCACCACCCCATTTACCTCTTGCCCAATATCTATTTGCGGTTGCATCACCGGCACCTACCATCATCCAACCATACGCCGCACCACCATCCGATGTTGCATAGTGTTGACCGGATACAATACCTTGAGCGTGAATGTAACCACCACCTTGAGGGTGACCAGTTCCACCACCCCAAATATCCCATCCAGAAAAACCAGCTTTCCAAGCATTATCCCAGTTTCCAGCAGATGTTCCCCAACCGAAAGTACCTGTCCAATAGTTAGTATCACCAGTATAATCAAATCTAGGGGTATTCCAATGATAACCCCTATTTATCGCGGCATGTGTTCTTTGTGCAAATCTACTTAATTGTGAAGTACCATTAGGGTCTAAATAGTATGAAGTATCATCTCTATCGTAAATAAAGTTTGTTCTTATCTCATAAAGATACGTTCTATTTCCAGAATAGTGGTTGATATAAGTTTCATATCCGTTTTGGCAATCTAAGTGTAAGTTACCATTAGTTGTCACAACAGATGCGTATGAGTTAGGTCTACCATTAGAACCAACATAAAGATATGCTCCCCAAGTTGGGTTAGGTCCATGTAGAGTACCGCCTCTAATTCTTAAAGCAGAATCCGATGTTGAGTTAGGGTCTAAATAATATCCAGTATCGTTACTATCGGCATAATACCCTGCATATAAAGGTCCACCACTACCATCATTACGGTCATGCATTGCAACAGTACACCAACCGCTCCAACCACTCCAAGCACTTCTAAATCTTAAGTTACTTATCGGTCCACCAACCAACTGCCAACCAGTGTTATTATTTCCACCAGCCGCATAATGGAAAGCTTGTGTACCAACCCAATGCGATGTACCACTCGGCTGATTACCTGGGTTTGACCAAGAATCAATAAAGCCTGAACCCCATCCCGCTACTGAGTTCATATCAGTAGTTCCCCATCCCATAGAACCTATCCAATAATTAGTATCTCCAGTATAATCATTTCTACGGTAGTTACCTTTACCGGTCAATCCAATTCTCATTTTACCATAATCGGTCAAACCTTGCCAGTTACTATCACCATTACCATTGAAATAGTATCCAGTATCGTGGTCATAGTAAATAGGTGACCTCATATCACTTCTTGCCCAAACTGTGCTTGTAAGTGCTGCGTATGTTAAACCATTAACCATTACTAACAATCCGTGGTCAGTCAAATAACCAGCTTGTCCGCCGGCATTAGGATGTGACCAAGATAATCCATATAAGTTACCAGGAGATGTACCATCAACAGGAAGTCTCCAAGAAGTACCCATTGAGAATATACCCTGATATCTAGTTGATGTATAAACTCCAAAAATAGTTTGTCCGTAGTTATAATCCAAATAAATGTGTTCGTTTGAATCAACTCTAATACCACCGTTTGATAATACATAACTTAATCTAGCAGTACCAGCTGGGTCTACATAATATCCAGTATTGTTTGAATCATAAAATATTGGTGCTCTTAATGAGTTACCACCAGTTGCATAGTTATTAAAATATACCGTATTATTTGGGTACATTTCCATATTAGTAACTCTAGTACCGGATGTATTCGTGTTATAGAAATACCAATCACCAGCTGAAGTAAACCTCATATATGCTTGTCCCTGCCCCGTATTTATTCTATCAAATCCACCAGGACCACTACCATTATTATGTACGTTAAATCCAAAACCACCATCATTCCAAGTCACACCAGGTTCAGATACCCACATTTGTAAATAAGATGGTACACCAGTACCCATTTCATTTCCTCTAGCAATAATTCTAAGAGATGAATCGTAGTGGCCACCAGCTACTTCTAATCTACCTCTTAAATAAGATGTACCATTAGGGTCTATATAATATGCAGTATTTTGGGCATCATACATTATATTAGCTTGGAAACTTTGTGCCCAAGCAGTACTACCATTATCCCATCTTAAGTTCCAACCAACAATAGAGTTACCACCACCATAACCCAATCTCCAGTCATTTGCAGATACGTTACTAATCATACCCCAATAGGTAGATGCGTTATTCATCATAAATGAACCATTGTTATTATATGCGTTATGTTGAATAGAGTTTCCGTTTGCAACAACTAAATAAACAAGGTTTGTTGTACCAGCTGCATTCACATAATATCCAGTATTATCCGAATCGTAGTATATTGGTGAATATAATGCCGCGGTTGAATATATAGCTCCAGTGGTGTAAATACCACCATTCATTTGTAATCTAGTATAGGTACTACCATTGTTTCTTAATGCAATAACATGCGGGTCACCAGGTAAGAATGTACTACTAGCATATTCATATCCTAATCCGTACATATTACCAATTGGCCAAGACTCACCGATTGTCCAAATTACTTTAGAAGCAGTTCCGGTTGAATTATAACTACCCATCATACCACCTTCGTTACGGCTTACTAAATAGTTATCATAATAATGTCTACCATAATTGTATGATACGTTCATTACAGTAGTACCATTTCCATCAAAATAATAACCAGTATTATCTTGGTCATAGAATATAGGTGCTCTAAATGAAGATATTGCATATCCAATTCCATCGATACTCCACCCACCAACGGTTTGTCCATATGTTGTATTATAAAAATGGAAACCAGTAATACCAACTAATTGAGATGTTGTTCTTAAACCAACATACCATTGTGCATATGTATTTCTATAATTCCACATTGCTTCAAGAGCTCCATCAGAATAAATTTGTGGATATTGATGTACTCCAGATGAATATATTTGTATAGAGTCACCTGGACTACCTCCCGATGGACGTACTTGTAATCTTCTAAGAACAGACGTATTATCACCATCTATTCTAAATGTAGTATCATCACTATCATAGTAGATTGGAGAATACATTGCCGAAGTAGCCTGAATTGTTGTACTTCTAAATCCACTTAAATTGCTAGATATATATGAGTAGGAATCTGATTCTATTGCTGCAGTATATCCTTCCGCAACATCCATTACTCCACTATAATATGAACCATTTTGTATTTTACGAAGAACAACCTGTCCATAAGACCAACCAGATGAACCGTTACCAATTACGATACAATATTTACCATCTTTAACACCAACTCTAATTGGTTTATCGGTATATCCTACAAGAGTTGCTCCGAAATTATACCAAGCACCATTCCAGTTATGTCCACCAACTATTACAGTACATGCATTATTTCCGTTATATTCATAAATGTCAATAACCGCATGTATCATTCCATAGTTACTAGTATTACCAGGAAATTTAATAACAACTGCTCCAGTTGTACTACTGCTGGCTCCCCAAACTGCGTAAGGTCTACCTACTAAGTTATTTTGTTTTATACCACCTGCTATTCTTAATGAAGTTGCACTTGTACCAGGATCTAAAAAATATCCAGTATCAGTATAATCTCTGAATAGTGTTCCTCTAACTTCTTCCGATGCTACTATACGAGATGAAATCGATGCTCTAAAAGAACCATTGTTTATTATTAACAAACCATGGTCATTCAAATTATTCGCACCACCCAAACCACCTGCATTTGGATGAGACCATGCGATGCCATACATATTATTAGTTGCCAATCCATTTACCGCCATTTTATAAGAGTCACCCATAGCAAATACGGCTTGCAATCTAACGGAATCATAATTTCCAACTATACCTTTTCCAAAATCATCAAATACAATATTTCTTCCATAAGTAATTCTCGCAGCATCTCTTGTATCATGATAGTGAATTAAAGAATCGGTGCCGGCATATCTACTATATCGATATACATTATACGCACTATCCCAATACCATCTATCACCATACCAACCACTACTATCTTCACCAAAACGGAATTCAGCATCTCCACTATCACTTGCACCGACATATAGAGTATCATTAACCCAAGTTAAATCACCACTACTATTACCCAAATAACTATTGTAGAAAGTTCTAAAGTGGTTATCACCATCGTTGAAACTTGCAACAGCAACACTATTTGCTATATTATAAAATTGAGTACCACCGTATGAATGATGAGAACGAAGTCTTATACCAGTATAAAAATGTATATGTAATGGTTGTGTCCAAGCACCTGCCGGCTTACCAATATAATAGTTAAAATCACTAGTTGTATGAAAATCTATACCTCTAAATGATGTAGTTGATATTGATTCATTATTATTTGTATAACCAATATTAACGTAGTTACCAGTATTAAGATTATCTACATTTATTGTACTTGCCTTTGAAGTTCCAGCTGGATTTATATAAAAAGTCGTATCATTTCTATCGTATAGAGAATCCGCATCTATTCTACCCATCGTATGATTGGCAAATGTAGATGGAGTACCCGCGTTCCAAATATATGAAGTTGGAGTTCCACCTAAAGCCGCGCGATAATTAATATACATAGAACTTGCAGTGCCCCCAAGCGTTATTTCATTACCCGCAGATGTTATACTAAAATATCCTCCATTTGTATCTATATAATTCGATGCACCATCAATTTCTACTTTACCAAATCTTACAGTATCAGTTGTACGAACATTTTGGTCCATCGCATATAGTTCGTTAGCACCTTGTCCGGTATTTACGGTTGCAAATGTTACACCATCCGTAGTTCTTACGTTTTGGTCCATTGCATATAATTCGTTAGCACCTTGTCCGGTATTAACCGTAGCAAAAGTTACTGCATCCGTTGTTCTGATATTTTGGTTCATTAAATAAACTTCAGTTGCACCTAATCCAGTATCTATTGTACCACTAAGAACTACGTTACCACTTACGTTTACGTTATCATCAAATGACCATCTATCATTTCCCTCATCCCAAATAAATTGTTTTGTTGCTGCATTACCTCTCTTAACTTCTATACCAGCATTTTCAGTTGGTGTAGTTGATGCTCCAATATCTGCGTTAAGTGTAATGATATTATCACCTACATTTAAAGTTGTTGTATTAATATATGTTGTAGTACCACTAACAGTTAAGTTACCACTAATTGTAGCATCTCCAGTTACCGTCAATGTACTACCATCGAATTTTAAATTTGCTTCAACAGTTCCGTTTGGTGCAGTTCCGTTTAATGTAATTACACCATTATCAGTTGTACCAGTTAATGCTAATAAACCAGAAGTACCTGATGTACCGCGTGTTCCAGATGTTCCAGATGAACCACTTGTACCAGAAGTTCCAGAAGTTCCACTTGTACCGGAAGTTCCTGCCGAACCACTTGTACCAGAAGTTCCCGATGAACCGGAAGCTCCTGATGAACCAGAAGTTCCTGATGTTCCGCTTGTTCCTGATGTACCAGAAGTTCCTGATGTACCAGAAGACCCACTTGTTCCAGCTGAACCTGATGTACCAGAAGTTCCACTACTTCCCGCCGAACCACTTTCTCCAGATGTTCCGCTACTTCCTGATGTACCAGATGTTCCTGAAGTTCCTGAAGTTCCTGATGTACCAGAAGTTCCGCTACTTCCTGCCGAACCACTTACTCCGGATGTTCCAGATGAACCACTTTCTCCGGATGTTCCAGATGAACCACTACTTCCAGCTGAACCACTTACTCCAGATGTTCCTGAAGTACCACTACTTCCACCGGTACCACTTACTCCAGATGTTCCTGAAGTACCGGCCGAGCCAGATGAACCTTGTATTCCATCCGAACCACTTGTTCCAGAAGTTCCAGAAGTTCCAGAAGTACCTGAAGTACCTGAAGTACCTGCCGAACCAGATGAACCTTGTATTCCACTTGCACCAGATGTACCAGCTGAACCTGATGTACCAGCTGAACCCGAAGTTCCTGATGTACCCGAAGTTCCTGATGTACCAGCTGAACCACCGGTTCCACCTGCACCGGTTACTCCCGAAGTTCCTGATGTACCACTAGAACCACTACTTCCACTACTACCATCCGCTCCACTCGTTCCACTTGTTCCACCACTACCATTCGTACCACCCAATCCACCGGCTCCAGTTATACCACCACTACCAGCAGTACCACTTGTTCCAGAAGTTCCAGAAGTTCCAGATGTACCTGCCGAACCAGTTGTACCGGCTGTTCCACTTATACCAGAAGACCCGGTTGAGCCGGCAGTACCAGTTGTACCACCACTTCCCGAAGTTCCACTAGTACCACTTGTCCCAGCTGAACCAGATGTTCCTGATGAACCATCTTCTCCACTTGTTCCAGAAGTTCCTGATGTTCCAGAAGTTCCAGATGTACCAGCCGAGCCCGTTGTACCTGCAGAACCTGTACTACCTGAAGTTCCGGATGTTCCGGATGTTCCGCTTGTGCCAGAAGTACCCGATGTGCCATCGATTCCAGATGTTCCCGATGTACCAGACGTTCCGGATGTACCTGATGTGCCAGACGTTCCAGAAGTACCGGCAGAACCCGTACTACCAGAAGTTCCGCTTGTTCCTGAAGTTCCCGAAGTTCCTGATGAACCACTACTACCGGAAGTTCCTGATGTACCAGAAGTACCAGAAGTACCTTCACTACCAGTTGTACCAGAAGTTCCTGATGTACCAGACGTACCAGAAGTTGCTGCTGCAAATTTAGTTCCTATCTTTCCCGTTGCGGTATTAATAACCAATACTTCGTTTGTTACATTATCAGCTTGGAGGCCGGTAACAAACATAGAACCTGAAATTGCTACACTACCAGTAAATTCTTGTTTATCGAGTTGAGAATCGCCAAATTTATTTGAACCAGATGAATATATTACAGATGATGAAATGTATGTTGTATGTATTTCAGTAGATGTTATTTTACCAGCTACACTAATATCTCCTTTGAAAATACCACTTCCAGTTACTATTAAAAAATCATTTACAGTAACGCCAGTATTAACTCTTAATCCTTGATTTGGTGAAATTTGTGCTACTACTGAACCTGATTTTAATCTATCTATATCGCCAATTGATGCCGCACTAATATTAAATAACCCACTACCATCTCCTCTAAATAAAGATGCGGTAATAGAACCACTAACTTGTGTATTTGCGTTTATTTGTAATGAAGACCCACTAGTTACTCCAATTAAATTTGTTTGTATTCCGGAAGCACTAAAGTTTCCTACAACATTTACAGATTCCGATGATGCATTTAATATAGATGCTCCACTCACAAAAAGTGATACACTATTTACACTAGTCTGATTTAACCCATTAGGACTTTTTCCGTTAAACTCCATTTAATATATCTTTTTATTATGTCAATTCTAATACCGAAACAATTACATCTGCTGAATTTGCTAACGAAGATGTTACCGAAAGAAAATCCGTTGCTTCTAATACAATCTTTTGTTCACCACCTACCATTATATTTGAACCACCTTGTACTATCAAAGCATCCTTTACCAAATATACACATTTATTTCCAGAAGTATCTCGCATCATTACACTTACTGAAATATTTTGTGATGCTGCATTTGCCACATTCACACCGATTATTGTTGCAGAAGTTGCAGCTGGAGATTCATATACTTTAACACCGTTTGTCCCGATTGAACCTGTTATACTATTTTTAAATGTATTTGCCATTTTTATTTATTTTTATCCTAATGCTATTGCAAAAGCTATTGCTGAATCTAATACGTTTACACCGTCCACTAAATACCCACCCGCAGTCAAATTCATTGAACCAGTCATATTAATTGAACCACTAACCGATAATCTATTAGTTACATCTAAGTTAGCAAATGATGCTTGTTGCACATCAATTGTACCCTTAAATGAACCGGTTAAAGAACCCGTAAATGAACCACTTAAATTTGCGTAAGCAGATGAAGCTTGTGTAATTGAACCCGAAAATATTGGACTATGTATAATCATCTATATCTATATACTTTTTGTTATAGGTATAAATATAAAATAATTTCCTTTTAAGGTTTCACAGGCCAGTTAATAGAAAAAGGATTGGATTGTGTTGTAATATTTCGTAATGCTTGTCTATATAGTGTCCAAGCCTCTTTTGTTTCGGATGGGATATCAGATAATTGTGTCCAATCACATTCTGTCAATAATTCATTTCTTTGAATTCGTATTGTTTCCCATTGATTTTCTATTCGATATGAAATTTCTTCTGATGTAGCGTCCGTTTCTACCCAACTTTTATAATAAAACCCATCAATTAAAGTAGGAGTTCCTTCCGTAATATTTTTTGTATAGTCAACTGGTATTGGGGTTGGTTGAACTACATACATATCCCACTCAATTAAAGATTCATCAGTAATAGTTGCAGGAAGACTTACATTTGGATATGCTCCTCTTAATTCGTTAATAGTATATGGATAATTAATCGTATCGTTTATAATTCGTAAGTACATATTATTTAAAGTTTATAGGTATTGATGCGAAATTTGTTAATCCAGTACAATTATTAAATGCATCAGTTCCAGCTGGTGCAGGTACTCTATTCCACAATTCAGGAGCGGTACCTGTTAAAGCATTTGTTGTGGAACTCATGTTATATAAATTACTAAAAGTTGTTACTGCTGTATTATATGTAAATTGTAAAACATCAACTATTGCTCTAGAATTTCTAAATGTTCCAGAAAAACTCGTCACATTTACATTTTGGTCAAATAATGTTAATGGTACTGTTGTTAGAGCTTGGCATGCAAAGAAACAAGATGCAAATGATGTTGCCAAAGGAACATTATCAAATAATCCAGTTGGTATTGATGTTATTGTTGGTATTGATGCAAATGTACTACTAAATGTTGTTGCTTTTGGTGAATAATCAAATATATCCGAAGGTATTGATGTTATTCTAGTACCATTCATAAAATTAGAAAAAGTAACTATCTCATCTAAACCAGTATAACCACCTACTGCACTCAATGATGCACTTCCAGGTATCGCTGTTAAGTTTGAACAACCATAAAAATTTACACTTCTTAATCCAACAATTCCCCATTGAACTAATTCAGTTATAAGAGTTCTAATTGCCGAATTATTATTTACTGCAAAACCTGGCATAAATCCAGTTATAGTTACGTTATATGTTCCGGGACTAGTATAAGTGTGGATTCTATTTACGGAATTCGATACAGTTATTAATGGAGAACTACTACCATCACCCCAATCTATATATAACGATGGTGTCAATCCACCATAATCAATCAAAGGACACGTAAATACAGTACTTGCAGTTGTTGTTGTAACTTTAAATACAAAGGGAAAAACTTGCGATGAATCTGATGATATCAATCTTCTAAATATACTCATAACTTTATTAACTTAAATTTTTACCGGTTACAAATCCGTAATACGAACCACCACCATTATAAGTATAGAATACTAAAACATCTACACCGGATGATGTTAATATAGGAGCAATTCCGCCTACCCAATCAATTTCAGCTGGCCATGTTATAGAATATGAGCCCGCATTTACAACCACTAAAGTAAACCCAAATGCGTTTGATACTGGTGGATTTGAAAATGCAATCGTAGATGTACCATTAAATTGTCTTCTAAAGTTATTTGCAGTTGATAGGTCAAATGTTATGCTTCCTCCAGTTCCTTGGTCTGAATATGTTTCTCTAAATGTTGTAGAACTTATATAGGTAGAAGATACTATATTTCCCGTTACAGATAAATTAGTACCATCAAACGTTAAATTAGATTCTACTTGAGAACCAACTGGACTATCTATATAAGTAAGTACTCCATTATTAGTTGTTCCCGTAACTGGGAATCCGTTAGTACCCGATGTTCCCGATGTTACACCAGGAACAGATGTACCACTCGTTCCTCCGCTTCCACCGGTTCCGTTAATTCCAGAAGTTCCTGATGTACCAGATGAAAATCCCGGAGCGTTTGTTCCGGAAGTTCCTGCCGAACCACTTGCACCACTTGTACCGCTTGTGCCAGATGAAAATCCTGGTGCGTTTGTTCCAGATGTACCAGCTGCACCATTACTACCACTACTACCACTTACCCCAGAAGTTCCCGAAGTTCCGGATGAAAATCCCGGAGCGTTTGTTCCAGAAGTTCCCGAAGAACCATCTGCGCCAGCTGTACCCGTAGCACCATTTGAACCCGATGTACCACTACTTCCAAACATTGTACCATTAACACCAGATGTTCCAGAAGTTCCAGAAGTTCCTGATGTACCATTAACTCCATTTGTTCCATTTTCTCCAGATGTTCCCGATGTACCACTCTCTCCACTCGTACCACTACTTCCAAACATTGTACCATTAACACCAGATGTTCCAGATGTACCGGATGTGCCACTGCTACCATTTTCACCAGAAGTTCCCGATGTACCGGATGTACCAGAAGTTCCACTACTACCAAACATTGTACCATTAACACCAGATGTTCCAGAAGTACCCGATGTACCAGATGAGCCACTAACTCCCGATGTACCAGAAGTACCAGAAGTTCCTGATGTTCCGCTACTACCAAAGAATGTTCCGTCAAATCCTGAAGTTCCTGATGTGCCAGATGTTCCAGATGAACCACTGGCCCCCGATGTTCCGGATGTTCCGTCCGTTCCAATTAAACCACTCGTTCCACTACTACCAAAGAATGTTCCGTCTAACCCAGAAGTTCCACTAGTACCAGATGTACCTTCTATTCCAGATGTTCCAGAAGTTCCATTAGTTCCACTTTCACCACTAGTACCACTACTGCCAAAGAATGTTCCATCAACTCCAGATGTTCCAGAGGTACCAGAAGTTCCAGAAGTTCCAGATGAACCGGCACCACTCGTACCACTACTTCCATCCGCACCACTTGTCCCACTTGTTCCAAAAAACGTTCCATCTGCACCTGAAGTTCCGGATGTACCACTCGTTCCATCAGTACCAACTCCAGAAGTTCCACTTGTGCCGCTTTCACCAGATGTACCACTTGTACCACTACTTCCAAACATTGTACCATCAACTCCAGATGTTCCAGAAGTTCCTGATGTTCCAGATGTACCAGATGTACCATCACTACCAGATGTTCCTGAAGTTCCATCAGTTCCATTTATTCCTGATGTACCACTACTACCAAAGAATGTACCATCTATTCCCGATGTACCACTTGTACCCGATGTACCATCAATTCCAGATGTACCACTCGTGCCATCCGTGCCACTTATTCCACTAGTTCCACTACTACCAAAATATGTTCCGTCTATACCAGAAGTTCCCGATGTTCCCGATGTTCCGCCGCTTCCACTCGTACCAGAAGTACCAGAAGTTCCATCACTACCAGAAGTTCCACTACTACCATTTGTTCCTGAAGTTCCTGATGAGCCATCTATACCACTCGTACCAGAAGTTCCTTCCGAGCCATTAGTACCCGATGTTCCGCTTGTCCCATCAGTTCCAGAAGTACCAGATGTACCATTTGTTCCAGAAGTACCCGAAGTACCATTTATACCAGAAGTACCCGAAGTTCCCTCAGACCCATTTGTTCCTGAAGTTCCACTTGTACCAGAAGTTCCTGATGTTCCATCACTACCAGATGTTCCAGATGAGCCATCTATTCCAGAAGTTCCAGAAGTTCCACTCGTTCCATCAGTACCAACTCCAGAAGTTCCAGAAGTTCCTGATGTTCCATCACTACCAGAAGTTCCCGATGTTCCATCACTACCAGAAGTTCCTGATGTTCCACTTGTACCAGCAGAGCCAGTTGTACCAGAAGTTCCCGATGTTCCGGAAGTGCCATCACTTCCTGATGTTCCAGATGTTCCACTCGTTCCATCCGAACCAGTTGTTCCTGAAGTTCCTGATGTACCATCACTACCCGTTGTACCAGAAGTTCCTGATGTTCCAGAACTTCCTGCCGAACCGGATGTACCAGAAGTTCCTGATGTACCATCACTACCGGTTGTACCAGAAGTTCCTGACGTTCCAGATGTTCCAGATGTTCCTGATGAACCTTCACTACCAGAAGTTCCCGATGTACCACTACTACCAGAAGTTCCACTAGAACCGGCAGAACCAGTTGTTCCTGACGTTCCAGATGAACCGGCTGAACCAGATGTTCCAGAAGTACCCGAAGTACCCGATGAACCCGATATACCATCACTACCGGAAGTTCCAGCAGTTCCCGAAGTTCCTGAAGTACCACTACTTCCATTTTCACCGGAAGTACCAGAAGTACCAGAAGTTCCCGATGTACCATCCGTACCGGCTCCACCACTTGTTCCAGATGTTCCCGATGTACCAGATGTTCCTGATGTTCCCGAAGTTCCGGCACTACCTGCAGTACCAGTTGAACCACTAGTACCACTTGTACCAGAACTTCCACCCGTACCAGATGTTCCTGATGTTCCTGATGTTCCTGATGTTCCTGATGTTCCACTAGAACCTTCACTACCAGAAGTTCCGGATGTACCGGATGTACCAGAAGTTCCTGATGACCCGGATGAACCAGTGCTACCAGAAGTTCCCGAAGTTCCAGCAGTACCAGAAGTTCCAGAAGTTCCCGATGTACCACTTGTTCCTGACGTTCCAGATGACCCACTTGTACCACTAGTGCCCGAAGTTCCAGAAGAACCTTCACTTCCACTTGTTCCAGAAGTACCAGAAGTTCCCGAAGTTCCAGCCGAAGCTTCAGTTCCAGAAGTTCCAGAAGTTCCTGATGTACCATCACTACCCGTTGTGCCACTTGTACCTGATGTTCCTGATGTTCCTTCAGAACCGGTTGTACCAGATGTTCCCGATGTACCAGAAGTTCCCGAAGTTCCTGATGTACCTGCCGAACCTTCCGTTCCAGAAGTTCCAGAAGAACCTTCACTTCCACTTGTTCCAGATGTACCAGAAGTACCAGCCGAACCTTCGGTTCCAGATGTTCCAGATGTTCCAGAAGTACCCGCAGAACCTTCGGTTCCAGATGTACCGGCCGAGCCATCTAATCCAGATGAACCTTGTACGCCTGCTATATTTCTTGTTTCTAATTTCTTCGTTGAACTATTCCAAACTACCACATTCTCCGATGAACCAGAAACTAATGTTCCTATTAATACACTACCACTAACTCCTAAACTACCACTAATAGTTAAATTAGCGTTTATATTACTATCTTTATTTACTTGTAAAAATGATGCTGTATTTACCCCTTCCGCATTTAAAGCGTATAGAGCGTATGATGCAGTGAATGCTAACGATGCAGTTTGTGCAAATAACACACTCATTGAAGAAGTTTGCGAACTAAGTAAATCACCAGCACCAGCACCACCACCACCTCCTAATATGGTTACCAATACCCCATCCGAACCAGACGATATCACATTAACACCAGAGCCAGTAAAATGAATTTTTCCTACTTGTGCTTTTACCAATGAACTGGTTTGGTATATAAATAATTCAGTACCACCACCTTGTCCTGCATTTAATGCGTATGATGCCGTTAATGCGTAAGAAGAACTTACCGCCCTAAATACAGACATCGAAGCTGTTTGAGAATTTCTTACAAAATTTTCTAAATCACCCAAAGCTGCTAACGATGCGGAATTAAATCCAACAATACTTTCAGCTACACCCGCTCTAACTGCATATGAAGCCGATAACACATTACCAATTACTCTATCACCAGGTATCGTACCATTTACCAACGAACCACCGCTACCAATTACAGCATGCCCACTTGTCAATCCACTAAATGTAATCTTTATAGTATTTTCATCAATCGATTCAACGGTGGATGGTATAATTTGTGCTTCCGAACCAGTAGCGTAAACTTGCACCATTGGATAAAGTATTTCCAAATTGTGTACAATAGTTATTTCACTTGCATTATTAAATGAAACGGTTTCAGTTAATGACGTTTCAGGTTGAGGGATAAAATATCCTCTATTTTCATCATATCTTAAAATATCATATTCTACAGATGCAGTAGGTCCTAGTCCTTGGAAGTTATAAGTTCCTAAAAATGAACCACTAATTAATGGAGAGAAAATATAACTACTACCAGTTATACTATTTGCTCTTAAATTTCTATCAACATACGAATCTCCCCAAACAAATGAAGATGTATTAACTACAAATCCATTATTAGGTGAAATAGATGCAGTTGCAGAACCACTCTTTAATAAGAATGTTTCAAATGATAAGTTAGCTATATTAATGTTTGTCAAACCACTACCATCACCATAATAAGTTGAACCGGATGATAATAATACATTTCCACCGGTTACAAATAATCCACCACTAACACTTAAATTACCAGAAACAAACGTTCTAGTTCCAATTTCGAATCCTTTGTTTGGAGATATTACCGCTTGAACTGAACCTGATATAATTCTATCCAATTTAAGGTCTTGTAATGCATTAGCAGGGATGTTAAATAATCCCCCACCATCACCTATATAAAGTGCCGCTGTTATTGGTACGTTTACACTTAATTTAGTAGGGTCAATTATAGCAGTACCAGAACCGGAATTGATTTTTTCTAATTCTAAGTTTTCAATCGCATCCGGGGGGATGTTAAATAATCCACCGCCATCTCCATAATAAAGAGATGCGGTTATTGAACCACTAATAGCTACCGATGATGTGAATTGAGATTGATATGAACCAGAAGATACTGCAGTTATTACTTGGAATATTTCACCACTTGTTACAGATGCAGTTGCTGAACCACTTGCGATTAACGGAGCTGCTGATGCTTGTACATTTGTAATAAATCTACCATCTCCAAATAAGAATGTACTTGCTTTAATTGAACCACTAACTTCGATTGAACCGGTAAATTCAGAACCTATTAATGAGCCGGTTTCATTCGTTTTTACTATAAATCTACGTCCACTTGATACCGATGCAGTTGCCGAACCACTTGCTATAAATGGGGCTGCTTGTGCAAATACATTTGTAATATATCTACCATCACCAAATATATAATCTTTTACAACAACTGAGCCACTAACTTCTATTGAACCGGTAAATTCGGACCCAATTTGTTCACCAAGTTTTGTAGTTACTACTTGGAATATTTCACCACTTGTTACAGATGCAGTTGCAGAACCACTAGCTATTAAAGGTGCCGCTGCTGCTTGTACGTTGGTAATAAATCTACCATCACCATAAATGTATTCGGTTGCTCTAATACTACCGCTAACTTCAACCGAACCAGTGAATCTAGAACCAACTTCTGAGCCAGTGAATGGTGTAATTACATTGAACCCATAATCAGGTGATACCGAAGCGGTTACCGAACCGGATTTAATTTCAGTTGATATTAATGCGTCTTGAGTTAATGCCGATTTTGGAATATTTCTTAAATAAGTACCTTCTGCGTAAATGAATGAAGATGAATTTATAAATAAACCACCACTTATATCACTTATAAATAAACTACCACTTATATCAACCGAGCCAGTAAATTGAGAAGCGATTGAAGCAGTGAATATATTACTAAACTCATCAAATGAAGATGTGAATGGAGTTATTACTCTAAATCCATAAACAGGACTTACCGATGCGGTTACTGAACCCGATTTAATTTCCGATGATACTAATGCATCTTCCGTTAGTGCTGCTCTTGGAATATTTCTTAAATAAGTACCTTCCGAATAAATGAAAGATGCGGAATCAATTCTAATGCTTCCACTAAAATCAGAACCACTTTCAAATGATGCTACTCTAAAACCAAAATCAGGTGCTACCGAAGCGGTTACACTACCACTTGCGATTCTAAATGCATCTCCTGTTATGTTTGCAAACGGTATATCAAATAACCCTCTACCACTACCACTAAACATTGATGCTGTTAAATTTCCTTCAACTTTTGTATTACCAATTAATTTTATTTCAGCAGGTATGTATAATGCATCTACTACATTGATTGTAC